GGTTTTGAGATGCACATGGAGCATGTGGAGCCTGACTTTGATGCGAACCTTGCTGACGATATGCCTGAGAACCAGCTGCTCTCTTTAGCCTATGAGTTATTAGGTGACCTTGAAGAAGATATCGCTTCACGCAAAGATTGGTTAGATACTTATGTTAAAGGCTTACAACTCTTAGGACTTAAGTACGAGGATCGCTCAGAGCCTTGGCCCGGTGCTTGTGGTGTGTATCACCCATTGTTGATGGAGTCAGCAGTTAAGTTTCAATCTGAAACTATTATGGAGACGTTCCCTTCGGCTGGCCCAGTCCGTACTGAAATCATTGGTAAAGAGACCCCAGAAAAGATTCAAGCCGCAGCACGTGTCGAAGCCGACATGAATAATGAGCTTACCAACATCATGTTGGAGTATCGTCCAGAACATGAACGCTTACTGCTTTCCGTAGCTTTATCAGGTAACGCATTTAAGAAGATTTACTTTGACCCATCTTATAACCGTCAAGTAGCTCCATTCATTTCCGCAGAAGATGTAATTGTTCCCTATGGTGCAGCAAATATTGAAACCGCTGAACGTATTACCCATCGTATGCGGAAAACTAAAAATGAGTTACGTAAACTTCAGGTTGCGGGGTTCTACCGTGATGTTGATCTTGGCGACCCAGTTCGCGTTATGGATGAGGTTGAGAAACGCAAGGCTGAACAGCAGGGCTTCAGCGCTTCGATGGACGAGCGTTTTCAGATTCTTGAGATTCATTGCAATTTGGATCTCCCCGGTTATGAGGATGAGGACAAGGAAGGCTATACGGGCATCAAACTCCCGTACGTGGTTACCATTGAGAAGGGTACCGCCACCGTCCTAGCAATCCGTCGCAATTGGCTGGAGGAGGACAAACTCAAACTGCGTAGACAGCATTTTACGCACTACGGCTACATTCCGGGCTTTGGCTTTTATTATTTTGGTCTTATTCATCTCATCGGCGGTCATAGCAAAGCAGCAACCTCCCTGATGCGTCAGTTGATTGACGCCGGTACGCTGTCCAACCTCCCCGGTGGCCTCAAGTCCAAGGGACTGCGGGTCAAAGGCGATGATACTCCCATCGCTCCGGGTGAATTCCGTGACGTGGATCTTCCGTCCGGCGCTATACGCGACAACATCCTCCCCCTTCCGTACAAAGAGCCGTCGCAGGTGCTTGCGGCGCTCATGGATAAGGTGGTTGACGATGCACGCCGGTTTGCAGGTTCGGCTGATCTAAATATCAGCGATATGTCGTCACAGGCTCCGGTTGGCACGACGCTAGCCATCCTTGAGCGGCAGTTGAAAGTGATGGGTGCTATTCAGGCACGCATTCACTACACGATGAAACAGGAGTTCAAGCTCCTTGCCGCCATCATCCGCGACAACACGCCTGAGAGCTACGACTATGAGCCTGAGACTGGTGACGCTGGTGCTAAGCGTTCTGACTATGACCACGTGGACGTACTACCTGTGTCAGATCCTAACGCCAGCACAATGGCCCAAAGGATTGTTCAGTATCAGGCGGTTCTACAACTGGCTCAGTCTGCTCCCCAGATTTATAACCTCCCTTTTCTCCACCGGCAGATGATCGAAACGATTGGCGTCAAGAACGCCAACAAGATCGTGCCACTGAACGACGACATGAAGCCGGTCGATCCGATCAGCGAAAACATGTTCATTCTGACGGGTAAGCCGGTCAAAGCGTTCATGTATCAGGATCACGATGCGCATATTCAGGCGCATATGGCGGCTATGCACGATCCGATGATGCAGCAGGTCATTGGGCAAAACCCGCAGGCGCAACAGATTATGGCGGCTGGCGCAGCGCATCTTATGGAGCATGTGGCGTTCAAGTACCGCAACGAGATCCAGAAGAAGCTGGGTACGCAATTGCCACCCCCGCCTGACCTTGACAACGACATGGGCTACCTGCCGCCTGAGATTGAGGTTCAGTTGTCTGCACTTGCGGCACAGGCAGCTCAGCAGCTCCTCCAAAGCAATCAACAGCAAGTTGCGCAGCAGCAGGCTCAGCAGCAAGCGCAAGACCCGCTCATCCAGATGCAGCAGCAGGAATTGCAGATCAAGCAGCAAGAAGTGCAGCTCAAGGCGCAGCAGGTGCAGGCTGAAGCGCAGATTGCGCAGGCCGAGCAGCAGCGCAAAGCCAAGAAAGACATGATGGACGCTGCGGGCAAGGCAGACGAGTTGAAACTGCGAGAGCTTGAGTTACAGCTTACTCATGAGTTGGGCGGAGCCAAACTTGGCGCGGATATTGCCCACAAGAAGCACACTCACGTCGCTGCCGTAGCCCATAAAGCCGACCAGCATGAGCTTGAGCGCTCCAAACACGAGCTGGAAGGGGCGAAATTGGGCGTCGATATGGCCCACAAAAAGGCGCTGCACAAGGCTGATGTTGCTCACAAGCTGGATGAACACGACATCCGCCGCGAAGAAGCCAAGCACATGGCTAAGGGCGGGGAGGTTGAGTCGGATGACGATGATGACGACGATGATGACACTGACGACTGAGGAGGTCGCAAATGCAAACGGATACCGCAGCGGAGTTTTTGATCAAGCGATTAGAAAGCATGATCAGTTCTCTTACTGCACAGGTACTGCGAGGGACTACGGAAGCTGAATACCGCCGAATTGTCGGGCTGGTTCAGGGGCTTACGTATGCAATTGAGTTGATCAAAGACACGGCCAACAAGGTCGCAAACGACGAGGAGTTGATTGATGAGCGACATTAACGTCGATAAGACGCTATCTGAGGCAGAACGTAAGGCAAAGCAGTTGCCAGACCCTGTTGGGTTCAAATTGCTCTGCATGGTACCCAAAGTCGAAGAAGAATTCGGCAATACGGGCCTTATCAAGCCCAGTGAGTCCGTTCGAGTCGAAGAACAGACCACAATTGTGCTTTTTGTAGCCAAAATTGGCCCTGATGCTTACAAAGATCCGGTTCGTTTTCCGTCCGGTCCGTGGTGCAAAGTGGGCGATTTTGTTGTTGTACGGGCCTATTCGGGTACCCGTATCAAGATTCATGGAACCGAATGGCGGATTATCAATGATGATTCCGTTGACGGCACTGTAGAAGATCCCCGTGGCATTGGCCGCGCAGGTTAAGGAGACTATATGAGCGAGCAAACCGAAGCGTTTAAGGTAGAAATTGAGGACGACACTCCTCCGGAGGACCGTAACAAGCCTCCAATGCCCGAAGAACTGGTCAAAGAGTTGGAAAAAGACGATTTAGACGAGTATTCGGAGAAAGTCCAGACCCGCATCAAGCAGATGAAAAAGGTTTGGCACGATGAGCGTCGGGCCAAGGAAGCCGCAGCCCGTGAAAGGGAGGAAGCTCTTCGGTTTGCTCAACAGGCTTATGAAGAAAATAAGCTGCTGAAACAACGACTTAGCACTGGCGAAAAGATTTTTGCTAAGGAAACAACCAACGCGGCGACCATTGAACTCAATGCCGCCAAAGCAGCCCTGAAAGCGGCGTACGAGTCCGGGGATGCGGGGTCCATTGCCGAAGCGCAGGAGGCTATGACTGACGCGAAGCTCAAACTTCGTGAAGTTTCTTCCTTTAGACCCTCTTTACAAGAGGAAGAAACTGGTGTACAAAACGCCCAACAGAATCAATTCCAGAACCAGTCTGTTCCTCGCCCGGACCCAAAAGCCGTGGCATGGAGAGAAAAGAATACGTGGTTCGGGAAAGACGAGGAGATGACCGCCCTCGCGTTGGGTCTGCATGAAAAGTTGGTCCGTTCAGGAGTCGATGCGTCGAGCGACGACTACTACGAACGAGTCGATAAGACGATGAGGAAACGCTTCCCAGAGTATTTTGGCGAAGTGCAAGATAACGACGAGGCTGAAAGGCCCGCACGCAGAACTAACAGCACTGTTGTCGCTCCGGCTACACGGTCAACTGCTCCCCGTCAGATTCGTATCTCGGCCTCCGAAGCCGCAATTGCAAAACGCCTCGGTCTGACACCGGAAGCTTATGCCCGTGAGAAACTGAAACTGGAGAGTAACAATGGCTGAAAATCGTCTGGCTCGTGAACTGGAAAATCGTGAAGCGTCCAAGCGTAAAATGACTTGGCGTCCGGCGTCGATCCTCCCTGATCCCAATCCCGTCCCCGGTTGGAAATTCAAGTACATCCGTACGGCGGTGATGGGTCAGAATGATCCGACCAATGTATCCACTATGTTCCGCGAAGGTTGGGAGCCTGTGAAGGCAACTGAAGTTCCGGAAATCATGCACCAGCGTGACAACAATCCCCAGAGCCGGTACCCCGACTGTGTGGAGATTGGTGGTCTTTTGCTTTGTAAAGCTCCAGAAGAGCTTGTCCAGTCTCGTCGTGAACATTTCGAGAATCTGGCCGAGCAGCAACTGAAAGCTGTCGATAACAATATGTTTTCTCAGAAGGACCGTCGGTCGAACATGGATATGTTCACCGAGAAGAAATCTCAGGTCTCTTTTGGGCGTGGCAAATAACTTTTAGGAGTCTCTAATGGCTTATCCTACTCTCTCAGCACCTTACGGGTTCAAGCCCGTAAAC